ACAGACATGGACCAAGATGTCAGCGGCGGTGATCCAAGTATGGATCCTAATGCAGCAGGACAAGAAGACCCTGCTATGGATTTAGATAACATAGGTGACGAAATGGCTGCTGAGCCAGAACCAGATGATGAATTTGGTGGCGCAGAATCCGAAGATCCTTTAGGTCGTTCAATGAAGACTGAAGCTCTGCAACGTAAGATTAATGAGATGAAGAAACTTGTTTCAAGAGCAAAGAAACTTAAAGAAGCCGAAGGTAATGCAGAATTAGATGAGGTTGTTCGTGCTTATCAGCCAACTGATGCAGGCAGCATTGAACGTCCTAAATCCAATGGATACGATCGTAAAAATTTAGCAGTTGATATAAATCGTAGCAGGAGATTGGCCCGTAACGGTACATCGGGTGGAGCAAGAAGCGGCGCCGCATCGGCACGTGATCCATCAAATCCTGTATTATCTCCATCTGCACAAAATTCTAAAAATGGGATGATATGGGGCGGTAATGCAAATGACGGCAAGGCTACAAAAAAATAATGAGAGCAAGAGAAATTCTCGACGAGGATTACGATCAAAACTTAGAGTCGACGCTAGGTAATATTCTTATTTCTGCAAAGGCTGCAGGAAATACCGAGCTCAATACGAATAAGTTAGCTGGTATGTTAACGAAATCGGGTTATTCGGTTAATGTAAATAATCTCATGCTTCTACTAAGTAGGAATCCTGCTGTCCTTAATGCAACACCTACCACTATTACACTCACTGAACCAGAAGGTGCCGAAGGTGCCGCCGGTGGTGACCCTGCAGAAGATTCAGCTGCTCACGTAAGTGACATGGCTCAAAAAGCAACAAATATAAAATAGGAACTAAGAAATGTCTTGTGATTTAACAACAAGTTTTCCTACCGCAACACAGATGGCAGGTTTATCAACGAATTTGCCCGTTGTGTGGGAAGAAATATGTGCTATTCAGCAAGCCATTCTTGCAGCGTCCAGTCAGTGTCAACCGGGTGGCGGCAAAATGACTGTTACCGTAGGTGGCACGTCACCCATGACTTTCTTAGCAGGTATTTCTGCTGTAAATGTTGTTAGTGGCGGAGCAGGTTATTATACTGATGCACCGGCAATGGTGTTTGTTAAACCACTCGGTAGTGCAGGCGCTGGCGCCATAGGTACTGTAACTACAAACGGCGGAAATGTATTATCTATTAATATTGTTGATGGTGGCACAGGTTATGCACCTGTTCCTGCAACATTATCTGTTACGTCTGTAGCAGGATTAAATGCATCACTTGTACCACTGGTAAATGCTGCAGGAAATATCGTTGCTGTTGATATTGTTGCAGCAGGTACAGGCTATACACTATTAGATACTATCACACCTCATAGGGCATTAGCAGCAAACTCCGCATATGTTAATGCTACATTACAAATCACAGGATTAAGTATAACAGGTGGAATAACATCTGTTGCTATAACAAACACAGGATCAGGATACTCAGATAGTGTTGCGACTGTAGAACTTGTATCATCTATTGATCCTATTATACCATATCCATTAGGTGTAGGCTTTACGTCAACTGTTTTAACAGATAATGCTGGTGTTATTATTGATGTATTAGTTACAAATCAAGGCGCAGGTTATGCAACCAATAAACCATACCTTGTTATATCAGATTCGGGCTCTGGCGCAACAACATCAGTTACATTAAGTGCAGATCATGTTGCATCTATCGCTGTATTAACACCTGGCAATAACTATACACAGTTTGCGACAGGTAGTGTTCTTAATCCATCTTTAACTGGATCAATGAATCCTGCTCCAACACCAGCAGTAGTGACTTTTACTGCAACAACTAATACATACGGCACTACTCCTGCATTATATTATCAGGTATGGGCCGGCATAGTTACCGACAAAGCAATTCAAATGCAGATTAATACTGTGTTGACCTACTTTAGAAGTTTAGGTTATACTATTACTCCACAGAGTAATCCAAATGCTATCAATGCATTACAGTGGAAAATAACCTGGTAAAACATTGACAATAACACAACACTGTGTTATACTTTGTCTATGTTGATACAAAATAAATATAACTACAAACCGTTATCACGTATAGATTCCCCGTCTGGCCGTAAATATATTGTTGGCGAGAGCCGCCCTCTCCCGTCTGTTACGACAATATTAGGCAAAACACAAGATATGACTCATTTGCTTGAGTGGAGAGCAAATGTCGGCGAAGAAGAAGCTACAAGAATTACAACAGAAGCAAGCGGTATAGGTACCGGTATGCACAGTAATCTCGAAAAGTATATATTAGGCAACCCTATGAAAGGGTACAGTAATGGCCCAAGCATTGGCAAAAGTTATAATAAAGAAAGGCCTATGTAATGTTAATGAAGTATGGGGCACAGAGGTAGGATTATATTCGAAAGAACTATATGCCGGCACAACCGATGTTGTTGGCGTGCATCTTAATAAGCCTGCTGTTATAGATTTCAAGAATAGTCTAAGAGAAAAGAAGAAAGAATATATATCTGGATATCTAATGCAACTGTGCGCCTATTCCCTTGCACATAATGAGATGTTCGGTACAGATATAAGAAAAGGTGTTGTTATGATTGCAACACGTGATGGAAAATACCAAGAATTTATCATAGAAGATGACGAATATACACATTACGAAACAATGTGGGCAAATACTGTGTGTAAATATTATGAAAAATACGGGATGGAATAATGAGCTGGAATAATATACCTAATGACGAGCGATTAAAGCTGTGGAAATCACTACGATCCGAAATTGCATCACTTGCATTAAAGAAACAGCTGGAGGTAGTGGTAAAGTTCTTCTCTAATATGCCTTATGGCGCAAAGACAATGAACTACTATACGCCGGAAACGTGGCCATCGCCATGGGAGATTTTATATCACGGCAGTTTCTGTAAAAATTCTATCAGTTTATTGATGTTTTATACATTTACACTGTTACATCCAGAGTATGTAGTTGAGCTATGGATCATAAATGATAATCAGGATGAATATTTGGTTCCTGTTATTGATAAAAGATATGTTCTTAACTATCAGCCGGGTGCGGTAAATAACTATTCAGATATAGTTAAAGAATTTAATGTTATTAAAGTATTTGATAGCACACAAGTTAAAAAGATTTCATAAAAAGGGTAAAAAATGTTAGTACAAACACCACAAACGGTACCATATATTGGTATATTTAAACTAAGTAGCGGAGAAGAATTTATAGGGAAGGTAATAGAAGAAACACATACTGCGTATGTTATCTCTAAGCCATTATGCCTTATACCAACACAGGCAGGTTCACAGTTTGCACCATTAATGATGCTCGGTGATACCAATAATGCTGTGTCTGTTCCTAAACCTGTAATTCATACAACGCCTAATGACACATTAGCAGGACAGTACGAATCTATCACAACAGGGATAGCGTTACCAAAGAAAAGTGCCATTATAACTTAATCAGGATGTATATGAATAATAAACCTATCGGAAAGACACCGTACGAAATCAGACTAGAACTTCTGCAACTGGCTCAAGTTATTCTTAATGAAAAACATAAGGCAGCGGGCGTAACAAATGGTAATAATATTGATACAAGTCCTACAACAGAAGAGATTATTGCCGAAGCTGAAAAAATGAATAGATTTATCTCTAACGGAAATACACTGTAAGTGGTAGATTGACTAGTGCAGCGTCATAGTGTAGTATATGCCATATGGTACATAAGACATCGAAAATAGTAAAGTTTAAGGCGTGGATGAGATATAATCCACCTACGGCGTTGACTGGTCCGGAATGGAAATCCTTCAATAAAGAGTTTAGGACAGTAGCGCCAATAAGGTACTGGTTACAAAATTCTGGCCGTAGAAAATATGTATTACCCATAAAATGGAAGTGGGAGGGTATCATGGATTGGATAAGACTGAGAACAACGTGCAGATATCATGTCTTATCAACTGGATTGCCTCCCGGATATTCTGACCATGGCGATCGCATACTGCATTCGTCATTTAACTTATTAAAAGACTATGTAGAGTGCGAGCAAGTGTATAGCGGAGATCCGTTAACCTTCTGGCAACGGTATATGCCATTTTATTATGTTATGTTTCCGTATAGAGATCCGGCAGCAGGGGTTAAACACCTAGAATGGGCCTCAACATTAGATGATCCAACGTTGCCACCCCACGAACAGTGCATACATCAGGCGGTTTCTGCAAGAGAAATACTTATATTGTATAAATGGTGGATAGAAACCAGACCTGCTAGAAAAGAATATGTTATTCGTAGATATGAAAAAACAAGTAAACTAGATAAAGATATGTTGGACGACTTTTTGTTTGATCCGGCCCGCCGTTCTGCTGCTGATTATGATGAATTTACAAAAGACATGGCTAAGAAAGAAAGACAAGAAGAGAAATGGGATAAAGAAGACACCAATATGCTTGTAAGACTAATGAAGATACGGCAGTCATTATGGTAGCAGATGAATACATTCCGCCAGATTTGGAGAATGACATGAATAATGACGCCATTGTTATTTCCTTATTGAAAGATAGGGGTGTAGCAGTTCAGTTTTATGGTGCAATGTGTAATATGCAGTGGGTAAAGCATGATACTCGTGACGATGAACAGCGCGTGGTTGATAAACTAAGGGGTATTGATACTACTGTTTGGTCGATATCATGGCGTGGTGCTGGCCGCATTATAGCTCATTTAAGAGATACACACTACGGTATAGATGAGGATTATATGGCATATTACTGTTCAGGTAATGAGGGTGAAGTAACACCCATAGTAGCAGAATGTTTTAATAGAATGGGATGGAAATCACGTGAATGGCCAGATATTTAATCTGCAAGAATATGTTAGAAATAAGTTCGACGGTATTCTTGTTTTCGGCGATGTGCATGGAGACTATGCATCGTTTATGCGTGCCTACGAGTATGCTAAATCTGAACACCTATTTTTCTTATCTTTAGGCGACTTAGTTGATCGTGGGCCTAATCCGTTTGAAACAGTAAAGGCAATGTACGATATAATGTCGGATGATCGTGGCGGATTTGTGATAGGAAACCACGACGATAAGTTTTATCGTTTCGCAAAAGGCGCCAAGGTAAGTTTTTCTGTTGATTCTAAGAACACATTGGCTGCGGTCGGCGAAGATAGACAGCAAGAATTCCTAGACATGTATGTTAAGCTGATAGACATGCCACACCTGTCCTCATTATTTCATAAGTTCGATGACATAACTCTTGTCCATGCAGCGTGTCATCGTGCTATGTGGGATAGTGAGCCTAAGATAGGTAAAACCGAACGATCTAGATTTTTAGTCGGCCAAACAAATGGTGACAAATACCCCGACGGGTATCCTGTTCGTCTTTATGATTGGATAAAAGACGTTCCTATCGGTAAAACTGTTATAGTGGGGCACGATAAGCAACCTATACATAATATACCGATAGATGAGCCTATGGTAATGACTAACCCGGCGGGTGGGAAGACAGTATTCTTAGATACAGGATGCGGCAAAGGTGGTACATTATCCGCAGCAGTGATTATGGTTGAAAAGAAAAAGTTTAAGATAACAAACTTTATGAATTTTGCTCAGAAAACTTGATCTTAACTACTGTATAATGTAATATAGCTACTGTTACGCAATGTTAAACGTAATAAACAACTTAACCAGGAACTTTTATGACAAACACAAAGAAATTAGCAAAAATTGGAAAATCTGTTGCCTTTACACCGGTTACAGGAAGCAGCCTCGTTGAAGGCTATGCACGTATTGGATCTGACTT